CTCGCTTTCTCGACTGCCAATGCGGGCCTCGCTTGTAGACCCCATTACCGCCCTGCCAGTTAGGCGTAATCTCGCCTTTCCAGTTTGCGTCGCGACATTCGCGAGTGCAGAATCGAGCCTTTCCAGCGGTGGATGGAGGACGAAAAAATGTATCGCCACATCCTTCGCATAGGATACTCACCCTTTCCTTTTTGGCCCTTTCTCGGATTGAAATAGACTGACACTCTTTTGAGCAGTTAATCCCGCGTCCATGCTTGAGTCGCGACGGAGCAATCTGAAATATTTCCCCACATATTGGGCACGTCCTAGAGATGGTGCTCCTCGACATCTACCGCGCCACCTTCGTTTCATGCACTTTGAACCCCGGTACGCTGCGAGCGCCGCTGCGTACAGCCTCGTTAGCCATCTCCTGCACGAGCACAATAAACCGCAAGTCGTCACGGCTGTACGCCCAATCAAGCGCCTCCGAGGCGTCGACAAGTTCCGCAACCCATACGGTGCGCAAGCCGGTTCCTGTCAGCGCCGCGCGGTCCTCGCGCTTTGCCGATTTGTCGAGCGCCTTGGCTTCCTTAAGTAGTGCCTCGGCATCCTCGCGCGCGGCAAGATTGCCAGCCGACTCACGCATTGCGGCTTGCGCCTCGGCGATAACGCGGTCGGCTTCCTCTCGAGCAAGTCGCGCGGCCTCTTCCTTCGCCGCGGCGACCTTTCGGCGCCAATCGGCAAGCAGGTCGCCAAGCGCCGACTTGCCTAGGTCGACCTTGCCGCGCTTCGGCTGGATATACGGATTGTACCTGTCCTGAATTTCCTTGATGGCCTCGTCGAGCGGCTTCTTTTCGTCCTTGCGCTCCGCGTCGGCTCGCTTGCCGGCCTCACTCAGGTTATCGTAAAGCTTTGTGATCGCGTCGTGCATCTCTTCCGAGGCGATTGGCTCGCCGTCAGCCCAATTCTTGGCTTCCTCGTAAAGATCGTCGATTTCATCGAAGATGGACGGCGGCTTGTTATGGCCGATGGTGGGTGTGGTCATGATTGATGTTCCTTGATGGGAGTCCGTAACAATATGCGTTTTCGCCTATTTTGGCAACAACGAATTGTCGTTGTCGGCGACATACTTTGCATCCGCTGCCGCATGCGCTTGCGCCAGGCGGATGGCGTCGTGACGCACGATGATCCAGCCGCCGGCGCGTAGGTCGTCAATGACGGCAATGCTATCAGTGGCGTGTTGTGCGATGATCTCAGAAGGGTATTTCATCCAAATCCTCCAACGTTGCATTTCCAAAACCGCTTGGCTTTTCGTATTCGCCCGGATACCAGGCCGCGTAACCTTCCGGGTTCGGCCTGGCCTCCGGTTCGTATTCGCTCGCATCGCCCGCGCGCTGATCGACGATGTCCCAATACTTGCCGTTCGGGCGCACCGATATTTCAGCCGTCGTCTTCAGTTCGCGTTGCCGCTCTAGCCATTCCATGACGGTACGCGGGAATGGACGCCCGCCTCCGTGCTTGAGCCAATAGCGGTGCGCCTTCGATTGCGCGAACCCGGTGTGCTGCGGGCAAACCCACTCGCGCATGGCCGTGAGTCCGCACATGTATGTCACCTTCACGGATGGCGGCTTGTCGCCCTTGCCCTCGTGAAAATCGAACCGCCGGCTGGAGACCTCGCGCCATGTCGGCGCACCTTTCGAAAGGATTGGCGCGTCGACGGAAACTGGCTTGATCTTCTCTTCCTCATTTATCGGGAATTCAAAGCCGCAATCCGGACAGACGCGCGCGCTGGCATGCACAAGCGAACCGCATCCGCCTTCGTCCTGCGGGCACTGCTTTATCGGCGCCTCGCCGTTCCCGCTGCGCGGCCCGCTGGGCACGATCGCGTCGATAGGTCCGTGCCGCATGACGTTGCCGGCGAAGTCCAGCACGAGACAGTTTTCCTTGCCTGGCGACAGGCGAAGCCCGCGGCCTACCATCTGGATATAGAGGCTTTCCGACAGCGTCGGGCGCATCATGGCCAGAAGGTCGATCGACGGGATATTTGTCCCGGTCGTCATGACGCTGTTGTTCGTGACGGCACGAATCTTGCCAGCCTTGAAGTCGGCAAGGATGCGGGCGCGCTCTTCGGCAGGCGTATCGCCGCACACGGTTTCACAGGTAAAGCCGCGCTCGCGGATTTCGTCACGGACATGGTAGGCGTGCTCGACGCCGGAGCAGAACAGAAGCCACGTCTTGCGCGCCTGCCCATATGCGATGACCTCGTTGACGGCCGACCGCGTTACGTCGATCTTGTCGACCGCGGCCTGCAGGGCATTCTGCTTGAAATCGCCTCCGACCTTGCCGACTCCGGTCAGGTCGTATCCGGTCTGCATTCCCTTCGAAATCGGACGGCACAGATAGCCCTCATCGATCATTTCGCCGACCGGCTTTTCGTAGGCGATCGCATCGAACAGCGCGCCGTCCCCTTGGTGCAGTTGCCCCTCGCCCAATCGAAACGGCGTCGCGGTCAGCCCGACAAGCTTCAGGTCTGGATTGATGGCGCGCAAGCCGGCAAGAAGTTGTCCGTATTGCGTTTCCGACTTCCGCGGCATCAGATGCGCCTCGTCGACAAGCACCAGGTCGATATGGCCGATAACCGACGTCTTCGTCGCGATCGTCTGGACACCGCCGAAGATGATCTGCGCTCGAGCATCCCGGCGCCCCAATCCGGCGCTGAAGATGCCAGCCGGCGCATTTGGCCAAAGCCCGAAAAGCTCCTGCGCGTTCTGGGCAATCAGTTCCTTGACGTGCGTTACAATTAGAATGCGCATGTCAGGATAGTTTTCGACGAGATCCTTTACGACAGTTGCCAGGATAAGGCTTTTCCCGCCGCCAGTAGGAATGACGACGAGCGGCGACCCGGCTTCCTTTGCCCAATAGTCGTAAAGCGAGTCGACGGCGTCTTTCTGATAGTCGCGCAGTTCAAGCACGCACCAACTCCTTCATTAGCTGGCGCCGATTGCTGATCGCGTAACCGGAGCCGTGAATATTGCGGATTGCGTAGCCAGTGCCGGAGAGCTTGTGCCGGAGCCTGTAGATGATGACGCGCAGCACTTCGGTATTGCATTGTGCTGTCAGCATAAGCGCTTCGCGCGTCGGCATCTCGCGCGTCGCCAACTTGCACAGAACGGCGTTTTCCGTCGGCGTAAGTTTCCAGCATAGCGGCGCGCGCAAATTCTTGTCGGCTTCCGCGATCTGCGTAAGCCGCTCGACTTCCGTCTCCAACTCGACGATACGACGCTCGTAATACGCGGTTGGTTTCATTGGGTGTCGCCACCATCAACCCACGTCGCGCCGTTGTGCAGCTTGTACGTCACTGTTTCGTTCTCCTCATCGACTGAAACTTGCTCGCCGGGAACAAGTCCCGGAAGAAACAGATGTGCCGGACACCCGGCTTTCTGCTCGTCGACGCCAAGCGGCTTCGACCACCTGGCGCACGACCAATGCGCATTTCCTGACATCTCCGGCGTCGAGTGCATGCAGCTGCGGCACGTCGATCGCGGCCATGCGCCGTCGTGGCAAACTGCCTTGTGCTTGCAGAACAAGCACGGCGGCATATCCAGCTTGTCGCTGATGCGGCTCGGCGGTTCGTTCGCCGCGACGATGCGTTCGGCACGCGCCAACTGGCGCAGGCAGAAATCAATGTCGTATTCGATGCGCTCGGCGTATCGGCTGTCGTCATTCTTGTTGACCACAAGGTAAAGCGCGCGCGTCAAGCCGAGCGCATACATGCCGATTTGGCACTGCCCGTAATGGAGCGGCTTGGCTTTCTTGCAGCCTAGTTTGACGGTCTCCTGAAAACTCTTATCGTTGCTCGACTTGAATTCGCACAGGTGTTCCGTTGCGGGCGCCTCAGGGACGCCTACAGCGCGTCCGTCGATCTTCCCGCGCACATGCCCGGCTACAAGCCGAATGCGGTCCTGCTGCCCGCGTACGTCAACGCCAATGCGCTCCAGGTCGCTTACAAGGACTTCTTCCCACCGATCGCCCGTGCGAAAGATCGAAAGTTTGCGCCCGTCGATCTCCTCTGCGGCGCTAGCCCACCGAAGATTATACCAAAGGTAGCGATCGCATTCGTGCCCGATCTCGCCAACGCTGATGCCAAGCGAGTCGTAATGCTCGTTGGCCTCTTCGTAAGCGGCGTAAATCGCACGGACTGTCGACGACTGTGGTTTGGGGATTGGTGGCATTAGGATTTGCTAGCGTGAGCGACCATGTATCTGACGAAACTTGCAACCTCGTCGATTAGATCTTCCTTCTCGGCTGTGACGTAGCTCAATCCAAGTATCTTTTGCCTCTCGTCAGCGTGCGCGACGTACTTCCTGTTAACAAAGGCCGCCGCAAATTCGCGGGTCCAGTCATCCACTCTTTTCGCCATCAAAACATCTCCATCGTCTCTTCGCACCGCTTCTCGGCCGGCGCACCGTTGACGTCACGAAACGCCGTGCATGTCGGCGCGCCGCACTTGTAAATCCACTCTTCCGGCTGCTCGCCGCAGTGCGACTTTGCCAGCAGCGCGCAATACACGTCATTCTCGTAATCGTCGTGCTGGCACTTCGCGCACCATGCGCTTTCGAAGCATTCGCCTTCGGTTCCGTTCGATGGCATGTACGGTTTAGGCTCAGTCATCCCCGCCTCCCGCGATGCGCTCGCATTCGCGCGCTACACGGCGCATCTGTGCCGCGGCGTAGCGGTCATCCTTCAGCGGCAGGGACGCCTCGTAAAGCCATTGCGCCGCGATTTGCAGTTGTGTTTTGACTTCCTCCGACATCGCTAGATCCTCATCGGCATAAGCACGACCTGGCGCGCCTCTTCCGCGGCCGTCGTAAACAGCGTCGGCGTGCCGCCATCGGTGAGCGCCAATTCGATATCGCCGTCTGGAAGCGACGCTAGAACGTCCAGCGCATAGCGGCTGTTGAACACGATATCGACGGGCTCGCCGCTATAGTCGATCGCCACGGTATCGTTCGCTTCCGACTCGCCGCGCACCGACAGGTCAATGGCGCCAGGCGTGATGCTGAGCTTGATACCGCGCGCGCCCTCGCCAACAACCGCAACGCGGTCGATTGCGTCGGCGAGCGTCTTCTTGTCGAACGTCACATGCTTGTCATTTCCGGTCGGAATGACGCGCCGATAATCCGGATACGTGCCGTCGATCAGTTTCGAGACGACGCGCACGCCATCCTTTTCGGCGATGATCTTGCTGTCCGAAACGCTAAGCGAAATCTCGCCCTTGGGAATCAGCGACACCGCCTTGGTTGGAACGATGATGCTCTTGAACTCGCATTCGATTGCGACGGCATTGCGCGCCAGCCGGTGACCGTCGGTTGCCACCGCGACAACCTCGCCGTCGACCGCCTCGATATACGCGCCGCAAAGGTAAAAGCGCGCCTCCTCGCTCGAGATTGCGAACTTGACCGGATCCACAAGCGCGGAGAAGTCGATCGTGAACGGCTCCGGCATGCCATTGACCGGCATGGACGGGAAGTCACCGGCAGGCAACGCGCGCAGCTTGTATCGCCCACGGCCAGCGACGATGCTTGCGTCGCTGCCCTTTACGGTGATTTCGATTTCATCGCCGGCCGCCTTGCTGGCGATGCCGGCGAGCAGACGCGCGTCCAGGCACGTATTGATATCTCCGTCGGAGGCAATGGTGCCGCTGACCTCGACGTCAAGGTCCGTGATGGTGGCGGAAAGCGTTCCGCCCTTCGCGGCGAGAAGCACGGTTCCGAGAATCGGAATTGACGTGCGCGTTTCAACCGCCTTGATAACGGTCTGCAGAAGGCGTGCGAAATCATTGCGTGCGACACGCATGGCATTCTCCTTTGTTCGGTGTAGTGGTGGCGGCGCTAGGTGCGCCGCCTTGGGCTAGGCGCCCATCAACCCCACGGACGCTTCTTGGCGCCACCGCTTGCCGCAGCAGCGGCCGGCTTGTTGTCGTTGCTGGTGCGCGGCTTGTTGTCGTTCGCAACCTTGCGCGGCTGATTTTCGTCGATTGCCGGTTCCGGCACGTTGCCTTCGTCCGGGAAATAATACTTCTTGATTTCGGCGCGCGCCGGATACTGGCCATCCTTCGACGGCTTGCCGAGTCCGATCTTGACCGTGAACGTCTGGAAATGCAGGTCTTCGGAGTCCTCGACCTCGGTAACGCCGATCGCGCGGCACAACGACGCAAACTGCTTCTGGCCGATCTCCTGCGCCTGGGGATTCTTGTTCTCGAGATTGTAGTTGTTGAACAGTTTGCGGCCCTTGTACTCCTCCGGCTCGACGACAACGTTGGTCGTCTTCAGGATGGTACCGCTGCCGTTGCTCGTCTCTGCGACGTCGCTGGCCTCGATTTCCATCTTGTAAATGCCGTTCGGGATTTCTTCGTAATCGCGCTGTTCGGTATCGTGTGCCGTTGCGTCGAACTTTTCGCCGAGCTTTGCCATGGTGGTATTTCCTGTGGTTTGGTTTTTGGTTAGGCGTCAGTCTGATTGGCGAGACTGGTATTCCCGCCACGCACCCAACACGTCAGCGCGTCGGCGAATGCGGAAATGTCGGCGATCGGTACGCAGATGTAGCCGTCACCCTGAGACATGCGAACGCAATCACCTTCGTTCGTAATCTGGATTTCAGCCATCTGGGTGAAAATGCATCTCAAGTCGCTTGCCGCGATCATCACTTTTCCTTTCCGATAACATCGTCCAGATTGACGCCGACCAATTCCGCAACCTTGCGAAGCGTCGCCATCTTCTCGTCGATCTCGCAATCCGGCTCGCCGTTTCGCTCGTCGTATTCCTTGGCTCGCTTAAGCAGCGCCTTCATTTCCTCGACGTCCCGCTTGAGCCGGTCGAATTCCTCGCGGCTAACGTTAATGGTCGGAATTACCACTCCGCCACCGCGCGCCGGCCTGCGGGAGTCGCCCGGATCCCACGGCATTGGAATGTATTCCTTCCACTTGTCGTGGTAGTGGTCGCCAACCATGCTTACTACACACATCAAACCACCCCCTTCGCAAAAGCATCAAGCGCCGCGCAGAATTCACGCGCCTCGCCGATTGGTATCCAGACGAGATCATCGCCCTGCTCAATTTCAATGACGGGCTCGTCTTCTTTCAGCCTCAGATTGACTTCCCTACCGTCGTTGAATTTGATCGTTGGATTGTTGGCGATACGCATCACGCAGCCTCCTTCTTCGCTTTACCGTTGTCGTTTGCGGCGGGTAGCCAGAACTTCGACATCGCAGAATACCCTTCGCCCTTCTTGTAAGTCAGGTATTCCGACATGCTGTAGCGGTTCTTCGCCACGAACCCGGCGCCCTCGACCAGGTGGATCTGGCGCTCCTTACCACCCTCGGCATGCGCCACCGTCTTCTTGTGGCCGACCTCTTTTTCCTTGATGCTGACGCGGTAGTTCATGAACGCCACCACATCTGCCTGCTCGCGCACCAAGGCATTGGCGCGCTTGTGCAGCTTCAGCGTATACCGGCTGTACGGGTCGGACGTCGGCGAGTCGAAGCGGACGATTTCCGGGTGCGCCAGCATCACGACGCAGATGCCGCGACGCGCCAACGCGGCGACGCCGCCAAGGAACTCGCGCCATTCCGTGTCGGCCTCGACATAACCCTTGCCGTAGCCTGGCTCCTCGATCGACGAGACACCCATCCGCGCACTCGTCGCGTCCCAAACGAGGTTTTCGAAGCCGTCGATAGAGTCGATGATAACCGTCTTGTGATCGTGTTCTTCCGTGATGAGTTCACCGAAGATATCGAGCATGTCGTCGAAGGAACCGATTTCGCCTGGCGTCGGCAAGTCGACGTCGATAGGCGGTCGCTCACCGATTGTCGGCAAGTAAATCGGATCCGGGAATTCCGCGGCAAGCGTCGACTTGCCGATGCCGTCGACGCCGTAAATCACGACGATGGGCGGGTTCTTGTTTGTGGATGATTTCAGACTTGAAAGAGAAAGAGCCATTAGATTGCCCTGATTAAAAGGATTGCGATGAGTGCAGCCGCCGCGCACAACAATGCCAGCGGCCACGGGCTAGGAAACAAGGAGAGCCACGGCAATTACGAACGCAACGACAACCATCACCGTAGCGAAAGCGCAGCCCTTTCTGGCCGCGTATTCTTCCGTGCCGTGCAGGTCTTCGTCGTACTGGTCGGCTGGATAGCCTTGCGGTTGGGTGGTCATTTGCCGATCTCCTCGGCAATCTTCTTCTTGATGATGGCCTTCACGCCGTCCAGCATTTCGCGACCGTCAGGCGAGTTGACAACAGCCGATCCAGCCTCGCTTGCCGCGATCATGTAAATCGTGTTGGATGACGGGATCGCGCAAGCGATTAACCCCGCTAGCACTGGAATCCATAACATCTTCAGCCTCGACGCCCCCCTGTTCGGACCGTCGTAATTATTGACGTCGTGAAACGCGGTGATAATGGCCGTAAATAGAACCAAAACCACACCAATTGTAGCAGTGATACCAAGCAGGATACCAAGGCTTTCAAATGCATCTGCGACGTACAGTAACCATGATAACGTATTCATTGATCGTTCCTCGTGTTGGAAAAAACAACCGCCCATTGCGCAAGCAATAGGCGGCTTGTGTGTTAGCCGAGTTCGCGCTCGAGCCAGCCCTCGACGGCGCGCTTCGTCTCGGCAAGACCGAGACCCGTAATCGACCGCAGTTCCTTGATGGCGCCGATCTTCTGGCCGTCGACGGCCAACCGCTGCCATTCGTGGTCATAGACCTTCTCAACCTTGTGCGTCGAAACGCGCTCGTAAACAGCGAACGGCTCGCCAGGATGGATACCGGCAAGACGCTCCGCCTCGACCTTCGCCGCCTCGACGTCGGCATGCACGAACGGATTCGGCGCAGGCTTCGGCATATCGCCAATCAGCTTTGCGACGATGGCCGAGTTGGCTGGCTTCGGTGCGGGCGCTTCGGAGATGAGGCGCGGAGCGTAGTCGCTGCCGCCGTCATCCCGGTACAGTTTGCCGTTTGGATGTCCATCGTCGAACTTGTGGCGTACGCCTGCTCTCCAGATCCGCATCGGCCCGACGACATCGCCGTTCTCGTCGACGTAGCGCTTGCCAGCCTCGATTTTGAACGGCGCCGCAAGCTTGAAGCGGTAGGCGAACATGCCGTCCTGCTTCCCGTTGTCGCCAATGGCGCTAACGAGACCTTCCGAGTCCACGTCAATAACCGCGTATTTCTTACCGACCGTAAACTCCTCCGGACAGCCAGCGTTGTCGATGCATTCGACGATGTCGCCGGCTTTGAACTTCGGCTCAGCGATCTTGAAATTCAACTCCATAAAGGATCCATCCTTGCCGACGATATGAACCCATGGCCAGGCTGTCGGGGCGGCTGGGTTCGCAACAGTAACGACTTCCCCCTTCTTGATGTCGCCGGAATCCCGTATCGCAACCACGCGGTCGCCTGCCTTGTATGTGTTCTGAATCATCACGCTGCTCCTTTGGCCTTCGCCGTTGCCAGATTGATTACCGCCGCGCTAACCGCGCACTCGCTGCCGTCGTCCGGAAGCAATTCCTGCTCGTTGAACCACGTCCGAAACAGCACCGAGCCGTCCCACACGCGCAGTTCGTATTCGCCGCCGTGAACCGTCGGACGATCGGCCAAAACCTGACCGAGCCATCCCGTCATGCGCAGCCGCACGAATGCACCGTTGCTAAATCTCATCGAAGTCCCCTCGCGCCAGAATGTCGGCGTCGACCCATTCACGGCGCGATTTGCCGTTGGGTAATTCGTATTCGATCATGTAACTGATGCCGCCGTTGTCGAATTCCGACCGGCCGACTACCTTGCCGCTGATGATCTTGGTTGCGACGACTGTGTCGCCCATGTTGAATGCGGATTGCCGCGCAGGTCCAGCCGCCGTCATGCCGCGACACCATCGACGCAGACGACACGGCGCAAGCTAACTGGTTGCGGATATCCGTCGGAATTCGGCGCGTAACGAACGACCTTTGCGTCCGTCTCTGCAGGCGCACTGGCCGGCACTACGTCGCTGGCGCACTTGTATGCCCACTGCAGCGAAATACCGAGTTTTCTGGAAATGTAGTCAATGGATCTCCCATCGCCGCGCAATGCGCGAACGCGCTGTTCCGTCTTCATTTTGGGGTTTCCTCTTGTGCTGTTTTTGTTTGGCTGAATCGCCTTCAATCGGCTACATTAACCTTGGTATGCGTTTTCGCCTTTCAAGTCAACAAAAAAATATGCGATAACGCCTTATGCATTGCAATAAATGACAATGCGGATAAAAGGTCGCACATACTCAACGCGGCACAATTCTTCAGGAGTGTAACAGGAGAGTAAGATGGGGAAGATATCGGAGCGCATTAAGGACATCCGCAAAAAGCGCGGACTGACGCAAGCGCAGCTGGCCGCGAGATGCGACGTAAACCGGGCGACGGTTTCCAAATGGGAGAACGGCAAGGAAAATCCCAGCGCGCATGCCGCCGCTATTATAGCCGGCATAGGCGGGATAACCGTGACGGAGCTTCTAACCGGGCGCCCCGACAAGAACGCGCCGGCGCCGATGCGTGTTATTCGTGTCGTCGCACCCGTACAGGCCGGCGCATGGCGAGAAGCCGTCGAATGGGACTATGACGACCAGTTCGATATCCCCCTCCCCGCGCATCCGTCCATGCCGAATGTGCCGCCGCAGGGATATCGCGTTACCGGAACGTCGATGAACCGCGTGTACCCAGACGGCACGCTTGTATTCGTGGCGTCGACGATCGCCAACAAGATCGTACCGAAGAGTGGGCAGCGCGTTCTTGTCCAGCGCCGCGACAAGCACGGGCTGTATGAGGCCACTATAAAGGAATATTTCGTCGACGCCGACGGCACCAAGTGGCTTTGGCCGCGGTCTACTGATCCGAACTACCAGGCGCCGCTGCGCCTCGACGGTGAAGAAGACGTGACGATAACCGGAATCGTAATGTTCAGTTTCATTTCGGAAGCCGGTTTCTAACCAACTAAATGCGCACCGCCTAGGCGTTTGCGCATTTTTTGTTTGACTTGATAGGCGAATTCGCATATTTCGGACTCATCGCATTCAAGATGGAGACCCGATGATGGCGACGGCAGCAGAAGCGGCAATTGCGGAAGACACCGCCCCGCCAGAGGGCGCGATAGAGCGCGAAGGAATGATCAAGCCGGGGCAGGTTCCGTGGTTTTTGGAAGCTGATTTTGAAGGTTACTTATGGGGCTTTGAAGATGCTGTTTGGATTTCGCTAATCATCAGCAAGTCACCCGGAAGCTGCAACCTTTCGAAGCTTTTCAAGACTATTTGGGGCCAAGGGCGAAAAGTAGTTGTCCCGACGCCGTTCGCACACATGCAGGCGATTTTGCAAGCAAAAGGGTTTCTGCGGTCGTTTGACAACGGTTGCGAGATTTGGACCCGCGCTGCTGACGCCGCCTAAACCCACACCACGACAGAGGGAATGTCCCTCTCATCGCATTCAAGATGGAGACAGACGATGGCGACGACAGACCTGCGTAAAGTGAAAATATGCGTCACGGCGCTTGGCAATAGGATTGTCATCGCCCGCTTTGGGAAAGACGAAACATTGTCGCTCGACCAGCGAGACGCCGGCCACGATTTCTGGCGCGCTCTTCTTCAATACGCCTTCGAAGGCAAAACGCCGGAGCCCGGTCAGGGTGCCGAAGTCACTTTCGGCAGCGAAGACGGTTCCGAAAACTACACCGTCACGATTAAGCGCGCCGCCTAGCCCGCCAGCAGAAGGATCACCGGAGATGACACAGGAAACGGACGAAATTGAAGCAAAAGCTCGCGAGCTTTACGAGGCATCCCGCAAGCGCGTTTCATGCCGCCCTGCGTGGGAAAAGCTGAACCCGAGAGACCCCTACGACATGGGTATGCGTTCGTTTGCAATTGACCAAGCGAAGCAAGCGCTGACCGCCGCCTAGCCCACCCTCACAGAAGGAATACCGGAGATGAAGAGCACATTCGGAATTGCATATGCCGCCGTCCTTGCTGGCGCTGGCTTGGCCGCGCGCTTGGAGGCTGAAGAAGCCAAGGCGGAAGTTGGAAAGCTCAAACAACCGGAAACCCCAGAGGCTCCAGTTTCCCGGCAGGTCCGGCGAGCAATGGAACGCAGCCAAGCAAAAGCTGCCCGTCGTGGCAAGCGCTGAGGACACCCCAATGACCACAGCAGAGAGAGACGAGACGGCGAAGGCCGCATTCATTGCCGCCCAGAGTGTTTATCGGGCCGACCACGATCATTTCCCGCTCAAAGCGACGTGGGAAACGACTGACGAGCGCGTGCGCGATGGCTGGCGAAAGATCGCTGCGGCCGTCTTGGATAGGCAGCGCGCCTCAGAGCTTCCAATCCACATCATTGCCAATGCAATCGCTCCGTATTGGGACGAAGACTCGACGGCATTGGAAGCCGCCGAAGCTGTCGCAAAGGCCATCGCAGCTTGGAACAAGAGGGCCGCGTCATGACCCACGCACTCGCCAAATTAATCAAGACGATGCGCATCTGCGCAACGCTGTTCATGGCTCGCACCTTCGGGGAATACGAGCACTCAGGCTGGAACGGTGACCATGATTACGTCCAGTACAACTGGCGCGGCAAGTCGTGGCGCATCCCGACATCGGAGGTCGAACCGCTATGACCACACTTGCAGAAATGCGCTCTGAAGTAGCCCGCGAACATGGCTGGCATCCGGACGATGACGGCGACCGTATCGACGAGGTTCTTTACGACAGGATGGCAAAACAATGCTCAAGGTAATCTTCGACCTCGACGGCACGCTTGCTGACATCTCGCACCGCACGCACTACGTCCGCGGCAGCGGCAAGCCGGATTGGAATGCGTTCTTCGCGGCGTGCGTCAACGACGTAGCTATGGATCACGTCATCAAGACGTTTAAGGCTCATGTCGCAGCCGGCCATCACGTCCGCATCTGGAGCGGACGTAGCAATGTAGTGCGCGAAGAAACCGAATGCTGGCTTAACGTAGTTGCCGGCATCGACCCGTCATTTCTGCAGCACATGCGCGCCGAAGGCGACAACACGCCGGACGTCGAATTGAAGCGGTACTGGCTTCACCAGGAGTATGGCCGCCCGGATCTCGTTTACGACGATCGTCCGCGCGTCGTTGAAATGTGGAGAAGCGAAGGCATTCCCTGTTTTCAGGTTACCGCCGATTGGGAAGACGACGGTCGGATTATCGCGCCGGCCTCAGATGGGCCGCTGCTTACGCTTATGGTCGGCCCTAGCGGCGCAGGGAAAAGCCTGCACTGCGTTGGCCAGAGAAACGTTATCTCGAGCGACGATCTGCGGGCCGAGTACACAGGAGACTTCACCGACCAGTCGCGCAACGAAGACGTGTTCACGGCGCTGCACCGCATTGCGAAGGCGCGCCTGACGAGCGGCCTGCCAGTTGTCATCGACGCAACGAACCTGCTGCGCGGCGATCGCCTGGCTTGCATCGCGCTTGCGCCTTACGGGTCCGCTATCCGGTACGTTGTTCTAGACCGACCGCTTGCCGACAAGTTGGCAGCGCGCGGATGGCTCCCGGAATGGCTGATCGAAAAGCACCACAGGACGATGCAAAGCGTACTGAAGGACGTGCTGAATGGCGACGGCCTGCCGAATGTCGATGTGATTGATTTGCGGACTCTCGCGACTGGCGGCTACGTCGCCAAGCCGGAGCGGTCATACGTTATGGGAGAAATGGCGTGAAACATCCGAACAGATACCCAATTCATGAAGGCGACAAAGGCCAAATATACGGCGGAGAGTGCAACACCACTAGGTGCAGCAATGGCGATGCTGTTTTTTGGAATATGGGAACATACGGACTTTACTGTCCGGTCTGCGCAGCCGGGATAAATTGGCAAAGAAACCGTCCGCCGCTATGCGTGCAGCTTGGCGAAAAGCCGGAAACGATCGAGGCTATGGAGAAGCTTAAGGAAGACCACAACTATTACGGTGCGATCGCATGACCCACCCCACCATAACCCACATCAACGACGTCTTGCCGTCGGTCAAGGACCGTCCCGACTTCGTCGTCGCCGACAAGGGCGATTACACGGTTGTCGATTACGTCTATGCGCTACCGGACAGCTTTGACGACCCGATACGGCGCGAGTGCCGAGGCATCAAGTTCGGCAAGGACGGACGCATCCTGGCGCGGCCGTTTCACAAATTCTTCAACCTCGGCGAGCGCGAGGAAACACAGCCGTCTGTTGTCGACTTCGCGCAGCCGCACACGGTTACGGAGAAACTTGACGGCACGATGATTCATCCGGCGATCGTCAACCGTGAAGTCGTGTTCATGACGCGCATGGGGCGAACAGAACATGCGCTGAAGGCGGAGCGGCATTTGACTCCGGCGATTGCCGATGCAGTCAAGGGGAGCCCAGACCTTACGTTTCTATTCGAATGGACGGCACCGGATAACCGCATCGTCGTACGGTACGACGAATCGGCGCTTACTCTGCTTGCGGCGCGTAGCGTTCATTCCGGACGCTACCTTCCAAAGATGCTACTTTATACCTTTGCCTATGACATGGGCGTCCCGCACGTAACCCACCACGACCCGCAGCACAGCGACGCCTCTGCCTTCCTTGCTTACGCTCGCGCTGTTCATGGCGCAGAAGGCTTCGTTGTCAGGTTCGACAGCGGCTTGTGGGTGAAGGCAAAGGGCGAGGATTACGTGCTGAAGCACCGCGCCAAAGACAGCATCATGCACGAGAAGAACATCCTGGCGATCGTGCTGAACGGCGGCATCGACGACGTTATTCCATTGCTCGAGCCGCATGACGTCGACGAGATACTGGAATACAAATCCAATGTCGACGGCGGCATCGATTGGATGTCTGAATTCCTTTACACCGCAGTCAATGACAACGCGGATCTTTCACAAAAGGATTTCGCCTTGACGGTCGTGCCGAAACTCCCCGTCGAGGTCCGCGGGTTGGCCTTCAAGGTGCGCGCCGGAACGGCGCCGCAGGCCGCCATCCGCGAACACCTGGCCGCAAACTGCAACACGCAAACGCAAGTCGATGCCTTGCGTCCGCTTCACGGCGCCGTTTGGCGCTACTAACCAAGGAGACAGTCATGCAAACGGTAATCACGGCACAAGAGGCATTCGCGCAGGGTTCGAAGCCGTGGCTGTTGCGCCACATCGCGCGGAAGCACGGCAACACGCCGACAGCCAAGGAATGCCGCAAGGTAGCCGACGAACTCGCGAGCATTTGGAGCGAAGATGCCACAAGCAAGCAATGACAACACCCCGCGCCTGCTGTCGCGCGAGAAGGCGGCCGAATATCTGTCGGTCAGCATGTCGACGTTTTCGCTATGGGTGAAGAACGGATACATGCCGCCGCCGCTGTTCGGGTCGAAGCGGTGGGACAGGTGCGCGATCGATTCGGTTCTTGATAAAGCGTCCAATCTCGATAAGGGTGGTCCGGCGACGGAAACAGCTTACGAGAAGTGGAAGCGGGAGAGTGCGCGTAGTGCTTAAAGGCATTCACAAGGTCAAGGCCAGGTTAGCCGGCGGCATCACGCGCTACTATCTTTATGCGTGGCGCGGCGGGCCGTTGCTAACCGATGCCATTGGCGCTCCGCTACAGCCTGGCGATGGACGCATCGCGAAGGCTTACGCCGATGCTGTCGACGCCGACAAGAAGAAGCAGGCCGGCACGTTACGGACGCTGATCGACGAATTCCGACGGTCGACGGAATACACGACGCGGGCGGAGAAGACGCGCCGCGGATACGACCTGTATCTGCGGCTGATAGAAGACGACATCATTAGCGACATGCCGCTTGCCGCGCTGCAGGATCCAAAGTCGCGCGGCGACTTCAAGGCGTGGCGCGACAAGATGGCCGACAAGCCGCGCACCGCAGATTACGCATGGACGACGCTGGCGCGCGTGCTTTCCGTGGCCAAGGACAACGGCAGGATTTCTGTCAACGTCTGCGAGCGCGGCGGGCGGCTTTACAAGGCAGACCGCGCCGAAAAGATTTGGCTGGAGGAGCACGTTGCGGCGATGGCGGGCGCAAGCGCACCGATACGGCAAGCGCTTACAATGGCGCTTTGGACGGGGCAGCGCGAGGGCGATTTGTTGCGTGCGCCGTGGTCGGCATACGACGGCAAGAAAATCCGCATCAGGCAGGGCAAGACCGGCGCCCGCGTGACGATACCAGTCGGCGAGCCGCTGCGCGAAATGCTCGACGCGATGCCGCGCCTGTCGACAACCATCCTGACCAACACGCGCGATCGCGCATGGACAGAAGACGGGTTCCGCGCGAGCTGGCGGAAGGCGGTGGCAGCGGCAGGCGTCGACGGATTGACGTTCCATGACTTGCGCGGCACGGCTGTTACGCGGCTCGCGCTTGCCGGTTGTACGGTTCCGCAGATCGCGGCGATCACCGGACACAGCCCGCGCGACGTAGAGTCCATCCTGGCGGCGCATTACCTTGGCGGTCGCATCGAACTTGCAGAGCAAGCAATGATGAAGCTCGAGGCGCACGCGAAAGCGATCTAGGCGTTAGCGCATTTTATTGTTGCGCGAATAGGCGAAATCGCATATTGGTTGGGTAAGAAAGCCGCGAAACGGGAAGCTAAACCGATGGCAGGAATGCCGGAGATATTCAGGAGAGCAGGACGATGAACGACATTGGAGCATTGCTGGCAATTGAGGCAGACGACATTGAAGAGGGGATGGAAATGGACGAAATTCGGTTCTATCGGGCCAGCGAAAAGCCCTACGGGGCGTTCAGCAATCTCTATCGTCGGGACGTGGAGTTCGAGGGCGAGACGTTCGTCACAAGCGAGCACGCCTACCAAGCCGGCAAGGCCCGCAAGCCGGAAGTGCGCAAGTGGCTAATGTCGGCGCCTTCGCCTTCGCTACTCGCGATGGCGGCGCACGGGCTGTACTACTGGGATGTCGCCCCTGGCTGGTCGACATCCAAGTTCGACCGAATGCGCGGCGTTCTCCGTGCGAAGTTCACCCAGCACGCCGACCTACGTGAGTTGCTGCTATCGACGGGCGATGCTCGCCTCGTGGAATCCGCCACGGTGGACAACGAAGTAAATCGGCTCTGGGGCGAAGTGAACGGATCGGGCAAGAATATGCTTGGGGTGCTCCTGATGGAAATCCGCGAGGAGCTGCGGCAGGAGGCTGAAGGCTACCTAGTCGCCGCTGAATAGGTCCGACGCTCGCCCAGCACTGCGCGAGCATAGTTTGGTCCGCAGTGCTTGAAGAGGCCACGCGCCCCCGCAAACGCGCAGTTCTCGGCGTCGACCCGACCCGGTTCATCGGAGGCGGCAAGAAATGAAGCGCACGATGATCCGCGCGATCCTCTGGTATCTGGCCGCCGTTCTCGTGATCGGCGCGGTGAAGAACAAGGATGCGATCGCGCGCTTCGATGCGACCTACTGGCCGGTATTCGGCGATCGCGTGCTTTGCGCTGACGGCTCGTCGCCGGCCGGCGCGCCCGCGATGTGTGCGGATGGTTCGTCACCCATGCGCTTCTACGCATTCCAGCAGACTGACGCCTGGTGTGTCGGCAAGGATGCCTGGGTGCAGGGGTATTTCTCGAAGATCCGGCAGGACGCGAAATATATCGGCCACGACATCTATCTGGCCCCGTATTCTTCGCACTGAATATTGATACGCCAAACAGGATGGATGACCTTTTCAAAAGGGAGGCAATAGTGCGGGCAATCCTTCGCTCTATCGAAGCGTTGCCGCCCAACCCGGCAGTCAACTCGGACGCAGCGCGATAAAGCCGCGCAGCGCCGGTTACTTCTACGTTAACCTCTGAGGAAGAATTGTGAAACTATCACTAATGGTAGCTATATCGAAGAATGGAGTTATCGGGAATGGCCCTGATATTCCATGGAGTGCCAAAGGTGAACAGCTCCTGTTTAAAGCTATTACCTATAACCAATGGCTGTTGGTTGGACGCAAGACTTTTGAATCAATGGGAGCATTACCCAACCGAAAGTATGCGGTCGTAACACGTTCAAGTTTTACATCTGACAATGAGAACGTATTGATCTTTCCATCAATTAAAGATGCTTTAACCAACCTAAAGAAAATAACGGATCATGTCATTGTTTCAGGTGGTGGGGAGATATACAAAAGCCTGATCGATCAAGTAGATACACTACATATATCTACAATAGACATCGAGCCGGAAGGTGATGTTTACTTTCCTGAAATCCCCAGCAATTTTAGGCCAGTTTTTACCCAAGACTTCGCCTCTAACATAAATTATAGTTACCAAATCTGGAAAAAGGGTTAACAAGTGGCAGCAACGGATTCGCAAACCTGTCATATCTCGGCGTGCCCTGGTTTCGCTCCGACGACGTGGAGTACCGGACGCTCGGCAACGGCAAGACGCGAGCGCCCGGGGTTTTCGCATTCGGGCCGTGGATCATCGAGGGCGGCTGCGATACGCGCGAACACTTCTACTACGCCATCCAGCATCACAAGCCCTGGCACGGGCTTTGGACGCTCGATACGATCGTCGGACCGTTCAGACTACCAAAAGCCTCAGACCGTCAGCAGCCGGCAAGCTGAAACTCGCCGCATTGCGGTGACCTCCGCCGCCATACAGTTTCGCGATCGCCGACACGTCATCGCGCCAGCTTTCCGACCGCAGCGAGAACGACATCCCCGTCGGCGTCAGTGTCGCGGCGACGGCAAAAGCGGCCTTGCGGTCGCGCTGCAGCAGCTCGCGCGCGGCGAGCGTCCGACTGTTATGGACACGTACCGCCTTGGCGCCGGCCACGTCCGGTTCTTCTACACGCGCCTTGCGTGGCTTGCGCGGCGCCAGGCTGCTTTGATCGATGAAATGAAGTACCGCGGATATACGCCGCAGTATGGCGCGCCCAGCCTCGCTGGGTTTCCGGCTGAGTGGTGCGGAGATTGGGAGCCGACAGATGACGCGATGGCGCTGAATAGGGCTCGGATTATGGAGAGGATTGGGTGATGAAATTAAGCATTATCAAGTACTACGACGACGACATGACTATGTGTTATGCGGTGGCCAGGCCAATAAGTTTTACTGCGCCAGAGGAAGGACTTCCGCTGCATTGGGCTGAGTTCGGACTCGATAAGACGCAGTTTATCGGAACTGGCGCGAAGATAGAAATTATAGCAGAGATCGACACGCATACTAACGAAATAAAGCCTACGGCGGAAGCGTGATGGATGACAACGAAGAAAACATCTTCGGCAAGATGCGCGGGCGATTCGATGTCGCCGCAGCCGAGGCTGCTGTGCAGAGGGTCGCCGACGACGTCTTCTATGGGTTCATGTCGCTACCCAACGAAAAGCGGCGCGAGTTCGCAAACAAGCTGGTCGAGCACTTCCGGTTCGGTAAGGTTTGGCGGCTGACGGAGTCGGAGAAATGAATATCGAAGAGGACTTTGAATCGCTGCGCATGCGGCTGTTGGCGGATATGCGAGATCGCGGCGCCAGCCAGGATTTCTGTCTCACGCATGGCGGAATCGGGTGGGATGGCTACGTCCCGCGCTACGTCCTGTCGGCCTTGCTTCGATCGCTGAAGGACGACGGCCTTGCGTTCTTCATGTGTGGCCTTTGGACGGACGATGGCGAAATGGCCGGATCCGGACACGGCCTGACGAATGAAGGCGTTCGGATTGCCGATAGGATTCTTGGAAATTGCGAATTGAAGGAGGCTGCGTGATGGCACTACGCAAAATGCCTGAACGGCTCAATCTAGGGCAGCACGCGCAGACAACGATGGAGCACCCTATCATGCATTGGAAGGCTTGGCTGCGCGAAGGTGTAAACGACGGTAGGCGCTATATCATGGGGTATGCGGTTCCGTCGTGGCAGCGTCCGCTTGTCTGGACTCGCGATCAGATGGTTTCGTTTATCGAAAGTGCGTGGCTTGGCGTCAGCCTTGGAACATACGCATACAATCGCGGAAGGATAGGTTCTCCGTTCGATGATCTGCTGATTGATGGCCAGCAGCGCATGTTTGCTCTCGAGAGCTATCTGAAAGACGAGTTCCCGGTGTTCGGGTGCCTTTGGTCTGAAACGACAATCGTCGACAAACGCATGTTTCAGATGACGGCCACGTTCGCCTGCTACATCACCGAAACCGAGGATGAGGCGTATTTGCGCAACTATTACAACCTGCTGAACTTCGGCGGCACGCCGCACAAGGAAAGCGAGCGCGCATGACCCCCAGGAACCCAACGCGAACAAAAACTGTAAAACGGCTGTAAAATGCTATTTGTCCGGTCGCCGAAAATCAAGCTAAGTGCTTGATTTTGTTGGTGGGTGAGTGGGGGCTCGAACCCCAGACCCGCTGATTAAGAGTCAGCTGTAAACCTCATGTTTTCAATGACTTAGGTGTAAAAGCCTTTGAAAATCAGGGATTAAAAAACAATGGTTTACGAAAGATTTGTAAAACGCGATTTGCTGTATGGAAATGGGTCTAAATATGCGTTCGCGCATTTTTTTGTTGACGCGATATGCCTTTCCGCATAATGTCGGAATCGTTGGGCGGCCACAGTTAACTTACAACCCATCGTTGGCGCGCCGCCCAACACACCATTAGGAGAAAGACAATGAAGCATGTTTCAGGCGCAAAACCGATTTCGGTTCAGACACTCGCGCAGCAGTTTTTCGACAAGACGAAAAGCGGCGACCTGGCAGAGGCAAGCCGAAAGCTCGCCGAATATGTCGACGGCATTCCGTCGCTTCGCATGGAACTGCTCATGCTTGCCGCTCGCAGCATCATGAACGGCATCGTCGTCACCGACCGCCGCTTGATCGAGCGCGACATGTCGTATCGATCAAAGGCTGACAGATCGAATTCCGCGCCCTTCCGGTTGAACGCTGCGGCTCGAGCAACGCAGCAACGTCGGATGAACCCGACGGCGGTACGCGCCGCGCTCATGAACCTTCCGTATGTCATCGACGGCGTGTGCCGCCCTCTCCGCGAATGGACCGGAACCGACATGCTTCATTACGGCGAGATCGAACTCGTCAAGGGCCGCACGGCAATGCGCAACGCACGGTTCGCAATCGCTGTCGGCAATGCAGCCGGAGACAAGAAGATTGGTGAGTCGCTTACCGAGGAAGCGCTCGCGAAAATCAAGGAATCGTCGGCTGACGAATAGCCGATGGGGCGCGGCCAGAAGTAGAACGCAAACCGGCACAACCTCGCCGCGCCCATAAATTGCCTGCCGCTGCCACATTAGCGTCGCAAACCAGGGGATCGACGCAGCGGCAGGCTAACCAACATAGGGTCACAAATGACGTACATAAATGAACGCGACAATAAGAAACTCGCAAAATTGGTAGCCAAGCACTCTTCTGAAACATTCGGGGCGCTTTCCAAAGTTATTGATATGGATTCCCTGAAGTGTGCATGGCGCGATTCGTCTGGAAGTCTTGGCTTTGCGCAACTGGCTATTGACTCGTATAGATTAGGAAAAAGAAATGCAAAACAAACTCAGAGAAATTCGTAATCTCGGTTTTGACGTTAAGTTAGAAACTACATTTCTTCCGTCTGGAGGATTTGGGTGGGTAATCCATGCCGACAATAGTATGTATGCAAAATCGCGTGGAATTACAGAAATAGAGATAACCGAAAAGAATTCGTCACCTGAGGTCGCTGCGTCGAGACTGCACGCCATAGTGATTGGCGCAATGGAGATCGTAAAGGCATCCATGACGGGAGAGCGCGGGCCGGAAGCGGTAGTTACGCCAGCCGCGCCTGGCTAACCAATTAGAGAGACGCGGCCACTACAAACGCACAAACCATGTGATCGCCGCCGTGTCTATCTAGCCATACCGCCTAACGGCGGCGCTGATGAGCATCCGCCAGTCAGCAAAACCAGCGAAGGCGCAGCCAACGTCATTGCGCAAACCACTATAATGTTGCCGCGCCTTCGCACCCCAATAATGGCAATACAACCCAAAGGAAAAAGCCATGTTTGACAAAAACACAATGAACCCCGCAGAACTTGCTGCGATCGTAGAATCCGCGCCCAAGAAGCGCACCAAGAAAGCCGGCGGCCAATCGATTTCCACAGACCTAGGAAAATGCGCTGCCGGCGACTCCATTCCAGATGCTGCCAGTCACTATACACAAACCATACTCACCCCGCCGCATCTGGATACCCTATACGCCAACCTTGATCGCATCGTCCCCGACTGGTCGTCTGGCCGCGTCACTGAAGTTCCGTATGAGCCGACGCCGGAGATCACGGAAACGGTTGGCGCAATCGTTGACCTGCACCGCCTGCGGCAAGGAATTATCAAGGCGCAGACGAAGCTCATTCTGCAGGCCAAGGCGTCGATCCGCTTCGCGGTTCAGAAAGATGGCGATTACGACACAGAAGATAGCAAGGCGGACGCCAGGAAGCGCGCCGACAAGCTTTATGCCGAAGTTGTCATGGATATGTCACATCCCCTTCACACAAATATTGTTCCCTATCACATAGCGCTTGAGCCTTTGGACGAGCAGCGCAAGATCTATGAAAAGGAACTCGTGAGGCTGGCCAAGCGTCTCCCCGTCTATGATTGGGTGAAGTCGGTTCGCGGCTTCGGCGACATGTCGTTTGCCTCGATCGTTGGCGAGTGCGGCGATATCGGTACGTACAGCAGCTTCAGCGCGCTTTGGAAGCGAATGGGTGTCGCGGTCGTCGGCGGAAAGCGTCAGGGCAACCCAGGCGCCGGAGCCGTCGCGGAAGAGTGGATCAACCACGGATATAACCGCAAGCGCCGTTCCGTTGGCTACGTTGCGCGCGAGCAACTGATCGGCGGTATGGGAAAGTGGCGGCCAATGTTTGGCGAAGATGTGAGCGCCAATCCAGACTTGACATATTATCAGCGCTGCTATGCCGAGCGCGCTAGGCTGGAATCTGCCAAGTTGGAATTGCCGATCGCGGAAAGCGACAAGGGCAAGGAATCGTACAAGAAGCATGTTTCCATGCGAGCGCACCGCTACGTCGAAAAGCAACTCCTGAAGCATCTGTTTATCGAGTGGCGCCGCGCGTAAAGACTGCCTGTGGCGCGGCCTGCAGTGCAGCGCAACCCAACATGCATTCGCCGCGCCACAGACACCCACAAAAGCCACGGCTATTTCTAGCCGTGGCTTTTTTTGTATCGCAGCGTTACGTTAGGTGATTCGGTGATTAGCCGAGCAATTGCCTGGCTTCCGGATAATAGACGACGCGAACATAAGCGTCCGCATGGAGGAACGCCTTGTGCATGCTTGGAAACTCGAAACTGGTGAATGCGTAACGCACATCGACGAAGATCTTCCGGCAACGGTTGAATACCGCGTCCTTGCCGATAACGGCGACGAATATTACGGTGTCGACGTGCATATCCGCGGCAATCAAAAGCGGCGCCTGACGATACTAGGGACGTCGCTGCGCCGATGCGTTCCGAGAGACGGCGATTGCGCCAGATGCGAATTGGCGTTGCTAGGCGCATGCTCTCCAATGTTGCTAACCAATTAGAAAACCGATAAGGCTCCGTTGTTACACGGGAGTCAAAGAATGCCGACAGCAGAACAGATCCGCGAGCAGATAGCCAAGCTGGAAAAAGACCTTCGCGATGCGGAAGAGGCGGAACGAAAAGCCGCCATGTCCGGGAACGCCAAGCGCGCGACAGCGCTACTGGCGGCAATGCGCGAGTGCCAAAAAGAAATCGAGCGGATGTTTCCCGGTTCCTTTAGCGGCGATAAATGGGAAGCCATCACGCCGCAAGCCTGGCCGCGCGACACGACGTACAAGCGCGCCGCGGACCTGAGCGAAACAGAGGTCCATAATGCGCGGAACGCCGGCAAAGAGGCCGTGTCCAAAATAAAGGGCTGATAACGAAAAATCGCGCCACGACGTTTGCCGCTGGCGCGATTCTCGGTATCGGTTGTGTTGGGCTTAGCGCAATTCTGTGCTGTACCCCAACATTAAAGGGTGCAGCGGGTCACCGCCCTTCGTGACACCGAACGTCATTACCGGCTTTCGGAACGACTGCACGTACGACATTGCGTAGTCTAGATGACGCCGCAATTGCTGCGGCAGCTTTCCCCGGTCTCCCCAGCACGGCACCAGAATATCCGCCTCCGTGCAGATATCATGCAGATACCTATCGTTAAGCGGCCCGATGGGTGAATCGACAATGGCGAGTTCTTTCACGTCAGTCGCGCGATACGCGAACACGTTACCAACAATGAAGCGCGATCCTCCCCACCTGCTAACAAATCCGCGCCATTTTCTGACTGTCGCATCGTCAGTTGAGGAATCCGCCGTTGATGGATTGACGCCAAAAAATGCATAGACCTTTCCGCCGAGCAATCCATTTATGTTGCGGTCAAGACGGTAGCGGTAGAGTCCGCACTCTGAGATGACTGCATTGCCGCCCATCACCCCATCCTCCGCAAAACGGTATCGATGCGCGAACGCAGCAGGTCGATATCGCCGTCGTTCTGGATAAACTCGTCGACGCCGAAGTCCATCTTTTCGGAAGCGTGCGATCCGGCGATGCCTCCGCGCCCGTCGATGCGATAGATGTTGCCGCCTAGCGATCGAACGGCAGCAGCCTCATTCGCAAACCTGCAGTCGTCAGTTACGACACGCCCGCCGGCATCGATGATCTCGCTTGCCGCATCGCGCCAAAGCGTCGTCCAGAATTCAGGCCCGATGATATCGCGGCCCCATTCCGTCCCTAGCGTCTGCATCGCGAACCGCGGAGTCTTGCCGCAGAGAAGGCCATGCGGCTTTTCCTTCAGGTCTCCCTCGATCTCGCGATCGCCGAAGCCCATAGCGCGCATCGCAGCCTTAAGCGGCCCGGCGAACTTGACGCGCGTATATCCCCTCGTCTCGAGGTATTCCGCCGCTGTCGACTTGCCGCTTCCTGCGCTGCCGGTGAATGCTACGACGGCCGGCGCATAGTAGTTATCATTCGCGGACGGCACGGTTCCCCAAGGCGTCCATGCGCCATGCGGTACGTCGGCAAGCTCGCCAGGTTCGGTGCGCTGCGTGTATGCGTGTTCGATGTGTTCGGCTAGCATGTCAAATACTCCCAACCTTATTCGCCGCGGCCGGCGCGACGACAAAGCATCCGGCGAAGAACAGCGCAGATGAAAGACCGTCGGCGACGTACACGGACGCGACGATCAGCGCGGAGCCAGCCGCGTAAAGAATCCAGTTAACCATTGTCGTCCTCCTTTAGTGCCGCGTCGATTGCGGCCTCAACAACGCCGCCGCCTTCGTCGTAATTGTTGTATGCCCACGCCTCAAGTTCAGCGCGCATCGCTGCGATAGCGGCGCGTGCCATGTCTCTATAGTACGGGTCAAAATCGCCCGATTTTGCCATAGATTCCCCATCAACAACTCCCGAACCGCTCCAAGACTCGATAACAAGCGCCCGCGCCACCCGTTCAACCATGTTCATTCGACTTCCTCCAATTCTGGCAATTCCGGCAGCGGCCCGTCAGGATGCAGCGGCCCCTCATGGCTCCAAGGCACATATGCGTCCTTGCCGGTCAGCATGTTGCGGAACTGCGCAAGCGGATCCTTGTTCAACGGCATGAAACGGCGGTTGTGAAACGGCGGGTCGTCAAATCCGTATGTCGGATCCTTGCCGCGCGCGATGCCGACAAGTCGCACGCCAAGGAAATCTCCGTCGACATAGTTGTTGTACATGCCGAGCCACCGGATTTTGTAGACGTGTCCCTCGACAAGCCCCATGTCGATGGTCGTGTTCGACGGCGTGCTCGCGTCGACGCAAACGACATCCTGGCCAACGTAAAG